GTGTCCCCAATCTCCTGATCCACCCCACGATGTAGAATTGACACTCAATGCACCTGTAGATCCCGGCGTTGACGCACGATTCATCTCGTAAAGATTTGTGGCTTCAGTCTTGAGCGCAGTCGTGCCCTCAATTATGCGTGAGAGTCCTGTCCATGTGTATCGACCCGAGCCTGATGTCACGACTCCAGTCAGTCGTGCAAGAAACGGAGTCACCGCAGAGACTGGCGTGATCGTGTACATCATCGAGTAGGTGCTGCCCTTCTTGACTGCGCAGCGTGTCAGCAACACAACATCGCCAGCTGCGAACCGTCGATACGGAGCAAAGTCGATTGCAGGGTAGTAAGACTTCGGTGGTGTGATCGTCACGCCGCTCGCATAGTCAATGCCTCGTGCACCTTGCAGATCGCTGACACCTACGCCCGAGCCGCTGCCTGCGCTGCCGTAGGAGATATCCACTTCGTTCCAGTCGTACACATAGGTCTTGAACAGCGTGCCCTGTCCAGTGGTTTGGTTTGCGCCTTGCAACGAGTCCGTCATCAGTCCTGTGATCGTTGCGATGAACGACTCACGCTGTGCGCCTTGATACTCGCCCATGTCTTGCGCTCGCCCGTCCATCTTCTCGATGGCGGTGAACGCCTCATTGAGTGCCTTGTAGTCGAGCCGACCGATGCTCCCGCTTGTGAAGCGAGGAAGTTTCATGCCGACATGATTCCGAACTGCAGGTTGGCGGTTGCGGTTGACGACAAAGCGCACATCGTCGTTGTCACGCAGCGACCAAGCGCAAATTCGCCCGGTCGAAGATTGAGGAACGGTGTCGAAGTTCCAGCCGCATTTGTTGCGCCCATTGCAATCTTGATTGACGGATCAAATGTTGCACTTGTGCTTGTCGACAAATTGCGAAACCAAAAGTATCCACCTGCACTGACGCTTGCGCCAATGCCAAGTGCTTGAAATGCTGAAGTTGTGATGTTCTGCACAATGTCCGAACCCGTTATCGTCGCCATGTCAGGTTGGATCGTGCCTGGTCGAAACGATGCACGGTAGTTGCCCGATATGACATCGACATTGAGTGAGATATTGATTTCGTCTGCCATGTTTTATAGTCCTGTGAAGTATTGCGAGAGGTTGTTGAAGTTGCTTGTGTACTTGAACGGTTGCTTGTAGAAAACTTGCTCGGCTGATCCCTTGAGTATTGTGCCAGCTGTGACAGCGGCGAGGATCGGCGATCCGTTGTTGCCCTTGACTGGATACTGGATCTGATGATACGCCTGATCGTAGATAAAGCGATACTCGATCGAGTTGCGACCGACCTCGGGAATCGTCTCTGCATTGCATCCTGCGAACACGACCGAGCCTGACGGATAGTTCAGGAATGTCGATGCGTTGCGTGTGCCGATCTGCGTTGCGATCGCTTGCGCATCAGGCAGATACTGATCAGTGATCAGGATCGAGAACTCCTGCTTGTAAACAAGCGTCGAAAGTGGGATGCCACCTGCATCGATGGAACTACCACCGATGTCCGTCACTGAGTAGTCACCACTTGCGACCGCCTGCAACGCTGTGACCGATGCGAAGTCACGCCACAAGTCCCGAAACTCCGCCTGCATCGAGAGTCGAGCGGTGCGATATCCAACCTCGGTCGGACTCAACTCGGGCGAGGTCGGATTGTTGAACGCCTGCGCTGCGCCAATCTCCGCTCGGTAGCGCATCGTGACTTGCCATGTGCTGACTGCACTCGCTTCTTTTGTGATCGAGTAGTCGAACGCCAACATGGAGTACGGCAGCGCAGCATCGTTTGGATAGTTCTCGTATTCGCCTGGCAAGGTTGTTCCGAGGAGCGCAACGACATCGCCCTCGGTCGCTGCATCAACGACCACAAACTGTCGCTCTGCACGAGGCTTGCCCTCGTTGTTGAGATACTTGCGACTGGTAAAGAGTTCGTAGACCGTTGCCATTATTGGAAGCCCTTATTTTCTTTCGTGAGTCGGACCTGTTCGGCAGTTGCCGCCTCGATCTTTTCAAGGCTCATCACTTGCTTCTTCGCCATGTCCAGCGCAGTTCCACCTGCGCCTGCTTGCGCAAAGTTGAACTGACCGAGCGCAGTTTGTCCGCTACTGATCATGCCTTGCGCAGCCTGTCCTGCGAGTTTATCGACACGGCCGATCTTGTCGATCTGTGCCTGCGCTTCTTTGTTTGCGTCGATGATGTCCTGTTGAGCTTGCATTGCGACATCGAACTCGTCCTTCTTGTTTTGCTTAAAAATTCCAAGCAATTCTTCAGCGGCTTTGTTTGCATCTGCTACTTTTTTATCTGATGCACTCTTTTCATCTGCAGCGGTTTTGTCGTCTGCAGCCTTTTGTTCAGCAGCAGATTTAGTGTTATTTTCAAGAACTTTCTTATTGTACAAATCCAAATTTGCCAACTTGTCTGCAATGACTGCAGCATCAATTTCTTTCTCATTTCTAGCGACAGCCTCTGCGGCTCGCTTAAATTCAGAATCCGACTTCTTCTTGTTCGCTGCAATTTCCGCATCTCGTGACTGCACCCCAGCAAGCGCACGCCTGACATCTCCACTCACGCCTTCGGATTGCATGCTTGCCATGTTCTTTGCATCTTGCTCGTCCTGAGATTTTCTTTTGTCACGCAGTGCTTGACGACCAAGTTCTTTCATTGCTTGCGCATCGTCATCAGCCTTTTTGTTTTGTCTTTCCATTGCACGCTTTGCAATGGCTGCAGGATTGCCGGAGTCCGCAGAGTCTTCCACCTTTTCTTGCGTGGCTTTCTTGAAGTCTTTTGTCGCCTGCGTCATCGCCTGCATCGACGAGATATATTTCTCAACTGCTTTCTTGACGGCCTCATTGAGTTTCTCGATGTATCTGTCTGCACCGTTGACCATCTCATCGAGCATCTCAAAAACAACGCCGACAACTGGCAACGATTTTGCACCGTCAACAATGCCCTGCGCAAGACCGACTCCAATTTCTTCTCCGCTTTTGCCTGTGTTGATGCCTTTGACTCCCTCGAGAAGTCCTTTTCCAAGCGTGTGTGCTATGGCTGTTGCGATCATCATCGCAGGCAGATTTGCAGCGAAACTTTCCCCAAAAGCTGCACTAGATTTTTCACCTGCCTTACCCATCGTCTGCGCACTTTGGTTTACCTTTGCTTCAGCAACCTTTAGACCCGCATCGAGTTTGTCGAGTTTCGCCGTGATCTGTACTTCGAGGGTCGGATTCATTGCTATCTCATCCTACGCATGCTCTGTGTTTGTGCCTCTGCGTTGCGCACGAGCAGCGCACTAGTTGCGTGTGCGATCGCAAGCAGCCGATCCACCGGCAACTCCATCGGATCAGTCGAGCCGGGAGCGTAGTGCGAAACAAATGCGGCGAGCGAATGCCAGTCGAGGTCGCCGCTCCCCGCTGTCATTTTGGGCTTGAGGACTCCGCATCGAGATCGATGCCGAACAGCGCAAGCGCAGTCGACACGACTACCTCTGGCTGCATCAGCGCAATCGCCTCGCTGCCGTCAACCTTCGCCTTCTTGCAGGCGTGCTCGATCACTTCGAGCGCACCTTCAAGAGTTGCGCCGTGTTGGATCGCCAGCTGCGTCGTGCGATCTCGCAGGTCGTAGATCGCCTTCATGCACTCGACTCGCTGCGTCGAGTCTGCACGGGAGTCCTCGAGCATCTCCTGTGCTCGATTGTGAAGTGCATGCCATCTGCGCTCTCCGATCTCGATGTAGTCGTTTGCAGAGAGACACGAGAGCATGTGTCGACCAATTGCTACCAGGCGGGTTTTTGGTTTGTTGGTTTCCATCGTGCGAGTTCCTTTCGTGTCTTGATCGTAACACGCACAAGATCACGCCTCAACAATGGCGATATGTTTTCTGCAAGCATGACAAATTGAAGCGCATCTTTACGATCCATTGCGCCAACCCATCGACCGTACTGCTTGCCTTGAAATACAAACTCAACCCGCAAATCGTCGAGGTTCTCCTTGCGACCTGCAAATGGATTGAAGTCTTCGATCAAGTCCAAGTGACAGTGACTGCGCTAGTGAATGCGGTCGCTGTCGATGCGATGCCAAAATTAGCGGAGAATGTTGCCTCGCCATCGACTGCAACGCCAACAGTAATTGAGTCAATGATCGCATTGAATACAAGCGTGTTGCCACCCTCCGCAGTCAAAGTGATTGATGCTGCCGCAGTGTTGCCTGTGAATGCAACGGTCGGAGAGGTTGAAGCGTCCAATGATCCAGTCATCGATCCTGTTAGATCGATGATCCCGATCGCTCGATTGCGGGTTGCGTTTCCGAAACCAGTGATATCAGTGCTTGCTCTCGTGAAGTTTGCTGTCCAAGACTTGATAATTCCACCGATTGCACCTGAGATTGCGATGTTGCCGTTGACTCCGCTGATTCCTGCCATTGTGATTCTCCCTTTAGGATTGTTTCGTTGCGAAAATTCTGTATGTCGTGTCGATGACGATCG